TCATTCGGCGACGAGGGCGAGTTCGGTCACGCTGATGACGAAGTTTTGGTCAAAATAGGACTCGTCGAGATAGAACGCCTCGCCCCAGGAGGTGCCGGAGATGATCCGCCCGTCATAGCCGTCCAGCCAGACAAAGTGCTTGCCCCAGCTACCGGGCACGCCATCCGGTGTCAGCACGCGCTGGTTCTGGTTCGCGGTCGAGAGATTCAGCACGCAGGCGATGCCGCCCGCGCGCGCGATGGTTGCCCGAAGGGTCGCCTGATCGCTCGCCGGCAACGGTATGGCTTGCACCAGCCGGTAACCGGCGATCTGGTTGGTTTGCCACCACGCGAACATCGCCGCCGGGTCGGTGCCGTTATCGGTGGCCGGGTTGCCGGACACATAGCCGGTGAGCTGGCTGTACAGCCGCAGCACCGCGCAGTTGGGCAACGGCACCAGATCTCCCGCGCGGGCCAACGCGGTTTGCACGGCGTTGTAGCAGCCGGTCTCCACGCAATCGCCGGCGGTGGCGTTATCGCCGGAGACGCGCGGCGCGGCGACGATCCGGCCATAGGCCGGCGGTGGCGGCGCCGCAGCGGCAACCCGGGCCGCGGCCGGCGGCGGTTGCCACCCGGCCGCGATCCCGAGCCGCATTGCCGCGAGTTGGGGAGGTAATAACATTGCGTTAGCCCAGCGGAATCGGAATCGGCGCCGGGATGACACGTGGCGCGGCGACGCCGGATGCGGCCGGTGCCGCAAGCGGGGCCGAGACGGAGGAAATGCCGGCGAGCAGGGCGCTGATCAGCCCCAGACCCATCGTCACCGCGAACGAGGTCGCCGGCGGTAGCGGCAGCATCGGCAGAATCAGGTTGACGTCCTTGATCACCGCCTGCGCGTCTGCGACATAGGATTCGCCTGGCGTCAGCAAAACGAATTTGGAGACATCGCCCTCGAGCATGGTCAGATCGGTATTGACCGCGCCGATAATGGCCGTCGGAATTTTTGACTGCAGGGAAGGATATAATGTTTCGATCGCCGCGAGGATCGCGTTGGCCTGGGCCTGGGCCGACGCGAGGGTGACGGCGATGCTGCCCGCCGTTGCGGACGAGATGCAAGCGGACAAAGCCAAAGCGGGGGCTGCGATGGCGCTGGTCAGGATGAGTTTACGGCGGTTCATGATAAACTCCTTATTTTGCAGGATTTGCGGCGGTGGCATTCGGCATGGCCGGCCCGGACAACACGGCGGCGGCGGCCGGTGACAATTTGGCCGTGATCAGCGCCGCGACGGATTGCGGCGTGATGCCGAGCACGCTGGTTGCACCCGGGGCCAAGGTCAGAACCAGTTCGGCCGCGCTCGCGAGCGCGGCGGGAATCGAAATAACATTGTTGTGGGCGGCAATGCTCTGCAGCGTGTCTTCGAGCAATGCCACACCATGTGCCATCGCCTGATCAAAATCATCAAGAGCCTGGCTTCCCTTATCAAATTTCAGCTTACCGGCGAGCACGTTGGTCGCCCAACTGCCGATGGCGCCGATCATGGCCAGCGCCATCGGCAGGAAGATGGTCCAGAATGTCGCAATGTTGAGGTGGGTCATCGGAGCTCCATTTCAGCGCGGTCGCGCCGCGCGGGTTAGAGAGTGTGGTTGAAAGTTATTTTATCGAAATGAAAAATCAGCCTTGGAGAAGATGCGCGAACAGACCGCCGCACGCCGCGGACAGAACGCTGATCAACATCATGCTGGCGCGCCGCTCGGCGTCGCGCTCACCACGGATGCGGGAGATATCGGCGCGCATATCGCCCAAGGACGCGACCAGCTCATCGATTTTCAGGAACAACTTATCGATCAACTGGTCCTCCTGAACCAGATAGCGCACCCGCCAGGCCTCGAACGAGTCCGCCTTCGCTTCCAAGGCACCAATGTCCTGGCGCATATCGGTCACTTCGCCGCGCAATGCGGCAACGTCGGCACGCAAAGCGGCGACGGCATCAGGGTCCATGCGAACTGCTTTCAGACAGGCGTGTCGGAGAGGGTGATCGGATAGAAAGTCGCCTGCAGCGGCAGGTTCAGACTCCAGGCGGCGCCGAGATCGTTGCCAATATTCCAGTTCACTGGCGGAGGCAGCAGGGATGCGTTATCGGTAACAGCGTCACCGCGCCCGATCTGCGTGCTACCATACGGATAAAAGAACAGCACGCTGGCGGAGGGATTGGTGATGGCGGCCGCAAGGGATACCGCAACATGCGTGGAATCAATGCGTGCCGCGGCGGTGGCCGTGATGATATTGCCGGGTGCCGCGACGCTGCCGCCATCCATCACCGCCAAGCCGGCACCGTTCGCCGCCTGTAGCGGTACGATCAGATCGTTGCCGGAATCATGGACGATGGTGAGGATGATTTCGGTGTTTGATTGGCGGTAGACATGGGAGATCTGCGGCCCACCCTTGATTGGCAGGCCGTTGGCCGGCAAGGCGGTCGCGGCGATCGTATCCGCGAGCCCCATGGCGAAAGCGGCGCGGGCGGCGGCGTGCGCGCCGATACGGCCATAGCGCAGCAGGTCCGGCTGGTCGCGATGCTCGGGGTCGCCGCCGGAAAAAACGCCGGTGGCGGGATCGTAAGCGGCGTTCAGTGGATTTGAATCGGCCGTCTGCGCCACGAAGACAACGATGTTGTTCGCCGTCACGGCGGCAAGATCCGCGATCGACTCTCGTACCATCTGCACGCCGTCATTGGTCTGATACGGGATCGCGTTCCAGGCCAGCAACGGCAACGCAGCCGGGGCGCGGCCAAGCAGACCCCGGGTCAACGCGAGCAGGCGCAACACGCTGCCCGCGTAGAGCGATTTGTTGGCGTAAGGCATGGTGCTGTCCTGCTCGGACCAGGGCCAGATCAGAAACGCTAAGTCGGTTTCATCGAATGCCGGAACCAAGGCGGTGCTGCCGGTCAGCATGTCGGTCAGCGCGGTGAAATCCGGTCCGCCGGCCCAACTGGATGGGTCCGAACCGTCCCCCGGATTGGTCAGAAACGTGCCATCGCCGGCGCCCGGCGGAAATAGAGGCGGCGAGGAATTGGAGATCGGATGGCCGGAGATCACCGAATAGCGCGGCGGAGAAAGGGTGCCTCCGGCGATCACCGCGGTGAACGCGTAAGACGCGGCGCCCAGGTACCAGGCAACACCCTGCGCCAAAGCGAGGGGGCCGCCGGCATTAATGAACCAGGCGGCGTTCGACTGGCCCATGACCAGCAGATTGACGCCCTTGCGGGCGCCCAGCACCCAACGCGCCTGGCAGGCGATCAACGTGGTGATGTCAGCCGTGGCCAAGGCATGTTGCCAAGTTGCCGCCTCATGAAACCAACATTGGGCCGAGCCCTGGATGGTGCCGTCATGAAGCAGCAACACCTGGGCATTGGCGGCGGCCGGCAGCGGGTTCGTAACATGCGTTGCGACCGGCACGCCGTCCATCCAGGCATCAACGCCCGCTCCCGGCGTGTTGCGCAGAATAATTGCGTGGGTGTGCCGGCGCGCCAGGGTGCTGGTCAACACGGTCTGGCTGGCGATGCCGGGAAACAGCGTCAGGTTGCCGCCTCCTTCACTGTCGGCCTGCAGGATGGTGGTGCCGGACGCGGTGGTGTGCAGCAGCGGTATCGGGCTGTTATTCACATAATACGTGCCCTGGCGCCAGTTCGGCCGGGTCCAGACCAGATAAACCGTCCAAGCGGCGGCGGCGCCAAGGTCAAAACCAGGATGGGACAGGCCCCAATCCGGGTCCAAGCTGGGGCCGTAATTTACGATGGCGGGATCCGGCGCGCCGACCGCGCCTAGAAAGCCGTTGACCCGCGGCGTCGCCAGCGTCGCCGCCGGGGTGGTATCGACAGCGATGTGATACGGCGTCAGCGGCAGATTGTTGCCCGACTTGTCGGCCAACAATCCTACCACGGCATTGCTAACGGTAAGTGGCGCACCGTTAATGTCCAGCAAACCGCTGAGCAAGCCGGCGTCCCACCAGCCGGAAAGGCCGGCGATCGCGGACGGGTATGGTCCACTGAAAACGCCCGAAGGCGGCGTGCTGCCCGCCGGTAGCGCCGCAATCAGCGCGCGAGAATACGGACCGGTCAGCAGCGGTCCGCCGGGCGTGATGTATAACAGGGTCATCGTAAAGCGTGTTCAGGTGACGGTGACGGTGAAGCTGCTCACGGTCGGATCGCCGCCCGAGGTCGTCTCGATCCAGACGTAGTAGGCGCCCGCTGTCGCCGGCGCCGGGCAATATGCCCCCCAAAACGTGTTACTCTGCAGAACCGCGACATTGGTGGACCAGCCGCTGGTCGGGGGCGCCGCGTTGGAGGTTGCGAGCGCCACCTGCAACGGCGCGGCGTTGGCGGGCGAGATGCCGCCGGTCAGTTCGATCGTCCCAACGCCATGCGCATAGGTGCCACCGGGATTGTTGAAGCTGTAAGTGACCGAGGCTCCGGCGGACACCGTAATCGCGCCGGAAACCGCGGTCAGGCCGGTGCTGGGATCTTGCGCCCAGGCATAATAGGTCCCGGCGGCGGATGGCGTGAGCGACCCTGTGAAGCTGCCGGCATTGTTGGTCGCGGCGGTCCAGCCCGCGGTTGGCGCCGTCGCGTTCTGGCTCGATAGTTGGACGTTGACGGCGTCCGCCGCCGGGCTGACCGTACCGGTGACGGTCAAGGCCGCCGCGGCGGTTCCGGTCGGCGGCGCGGAGACCGCGAGGCTGGCGGTGACGATGCTGATGGCGCTGGAAATCGTCTCCACACTGATGGCAGCACTCTGCTGTGCCCAGACATAAACCGTGCCCGCCGCCGTTGGAGTGAGACTTCCGGTCCAAGCGCCATTGCTGACGGTGGCACTCTGCCAGACGGTGGGCGCGCTGGTTGCGCTGCTGGACAAGCCGACACGCACCGCCGCATTGCCCGGGGACACCGCGCCGGACAGCGCGATGGCGGTGTCGACGGTGGATATCGCCGGCACCGCGTTGAGGCTGATGCTGGGCGGTATGATGGTGAAACTGTTGGAGATGCCGATGACCGCGATGTTGCCGTGATCGCGAACCCGGACCGTGTAGGTCCCCGCGACGAGACCCGGAACAGTGAAGCTGAACGCATTGGCTGAGATCACCGGGGTGGTGGCTGGCGTCCAGGTGGTGCCGCCATTGGTGGAATAGTCGAGCGCAATCGGCGCGTCGTTAAAAATGCCGCCGCTGACGGCGAACGCGGCACCTGGGGCCGGCGGCGTGATCGTCGCCACGGTCAGCGTCGGCGCGTTCTGGACGATGCCGCTCCACCACACCAAAGAGCCGCCGGAATAGGCCAGGCCAAAGAGGTTCGCGGAAGCGCCTGGCGGCAGCACGGTGCTGCCGGAGCCCGACGAAATGCCGGTGCCCATGGTTACCGAGCCTGCCGCAAGATTGATCAGGGTGCAGGAGAAACCCGCGCCGGTATTGGCGAAATTCGCGGTCAGGGTGAGCGGCGAACTGACCACCAGGATGCGGCCGTTATGGCTGGTCGCGTCCAGCACCGTATTGGTCGCCAGTTCCACCACCGCCGGCTGATACAGCGGCAGCTTGTCCTGAAGATAAGTCCAGATGGCGCCAAAGCCCTGCACGCTGAGCGAGCTGCTGCCCTGGGCCACCAGCAGTTCGTCACTATCCGCAGCGGGACCTGCGGCCGGCAACTGGTCGATGGTCTGGCCGCCGAGAAACTGCCCGTAGGGCATCCAGGCATTGGCGCCGTTCTGCCAGATCGCGACATAATCCGAGGCACCGATGGAACTGGCCGAATTGCCCGCTTCTGGCGCCGTTAGGCCGGAACCGGTGGCGCCGGTTGGACCCGCCGGCCCGATCCCGCCGATGGGACCGGCGGGGCCTTGCGGCCCGGCGGGACCGGCAATGGATGACGCCGTCACCGTGATCACGCCGTTGCCGTCAATCGACACACCGGACCCGGCACTGAATAAGGCGCGCAGGGACGCCACCGGCAGTAATCCGGGAGCGTTCGCCGCGTTGATCACCAGCTCGTCCGTCAGCGAGAAACTGGCCTGGACCGGAAAGCCGGCGTGATCCGCGCCGTTGGCAAACAGATTGCCGGCGGTCATCGCAAGACCGGCGCCAACGGTGATCGCTTCCGGGCCGCCCGCGCCGGCGCTCATCCGGCCCAGAAGATCGCCAGTCGGCACGATGATCAGCGGCTGCAAGGTGGCGTTGAGCTGAGCGACGGTGACCGAATACAGCAAGCCCGCCTGGCTGAGCGGCAGCAGGTCACCGCTTCCGACGGTGGCTACCGGCGGCAGTTGGGCAATGGTTGTCATGTTTGCGCTCCTGCTACGCGACCGCGACCCAGTTGGCGCTGTTGGTGCCCGATTGCTTGACCCAGAACGTGCTGCCGACGCCGCCGTTCAGATTGCGAAAGGTCGAGCCGGCGGGGGCGGAAACCGTATTTAGCGGTGAACCGCGGCCGATCAATTCGACCGCGCCGACCGATTCCGTGTCCGAGAGAATCCGCAGCACGCCGGTCCCCGCGGGGTGCATGGAAATATCGCCGGATTGCGTGCGCAGCGTCAGGCTGCCATCGCCGTTCGGCGAGACGTAGTCGCTTTGGGAAAACCGCGCCGCGCGCCAGCCGCCGGCATTGCCCACCCAGTCGATGGTCGCGCCTGCCGGGATCGTGATCGGCGCGCCGGTCCAGTTGCTTTGCGCCGGCGCGCTGCCGGCGGCCGCGAAATTCACCGCCGTCAGACAGTCAATGCTCAATTCGCGGTTCTGCAAGACGGGCAAGCCAACCTGCACGGTCGCGGTGGCACCGGTCCCGTTACCGCTGATGGTCGCGGTGGTGCCGGCGGCGTAGCCGGAGCCGAAGCTCGACATCTGGATGCCGATGACCTTGCCTGCGGAGCACCAGACGATGGCGGTGGCGCCATTGCCCGCGCCGGAGAAGCTGACGGTCGCGCTGGTATAGCCGCTGCCGCCATTGGTCACGCGGGCAAAACAGATTTGCCCCTCCGCCTGTGCCATCTGCAAGGTAATGATGCTCTCGATCGGCGCCGAGGATTGCGAAATGCTGACGCGATCGACGATGTCCGGAACCGTCAACGTATACACGCCGTTGACGCTGACCGGATTGGCGGGCCAGCTCGACGACATGTTCAAGAGGTTGCCGCGCATGATCATGCTGTTGGTGTAAGGCGAAATCGCGTCGGTCAGGTTGGCGTTTGAATTGCCGACGATCACGTTCTCCGCGACCAGCAGGTTCTGCGGCGCATCCCGGATCAGAATCGGAATCACGTTGCCGCTGTAATAGATCCAGTTGCCGATGATCGATAGGTTATTGCAGGCGATGCCGAAATTGTTTCCAAACCCATCGGATTCGACGTTCTGGACCGAGAAGCCGACGCCGGTGCAGTCTTGAAGAAAATTGTCGCGCGCGGTGCAGTTCGACCCGCCACCGATGTTGATTCCAACCAGCGATCCGTTCACATAATTGTTGCCGACTTCGGTGAAAACCGACCCGCCGCAATCGATTCCGAAGGCCGAGGCGCCGTTCACCATGTTACCGATGATCTTGCAATAGCCAGTATCGCACAGAATGCCGGCGCCGCTGCCTGTTACGGCGCTGTTATTCGTGCATAGATTGCCAGTGACCAAAATATTACGGCCGGAAATATAAATGCCGTATTCGCGATTGCTGAAGCAATTATTTGATGCAACCAGCGCCCCCAGCACGTCTGGATTGGCGTTGCCGTAGACGACCGGCGCCGTATTGGTCGCATTGAAATTGCCGACGATGATGCCGCAAATGTTGTTCCAACAGGTATTATTGGCGACCACCGGGCCACGTATCTTCAACGTAAATGTGGGATCCTGGCTATCGATCTGGATACCGTTTCCCGAATTGTCATGCGCGCGGCAATTGGTGATGCTGATATAGTCCAGCGCCTGGACATAAAGACCATTGGACGAGTTCCCAGTAAACTCGCAATGGTCGATATCATGCTCGGTGATGGCGGGATCGCTGGCGACGTAGGTGAGGCCAGAACTGCCATTGGCATTCTGGGCATTGCGGAACACGCAGCGGGTGATCACCGAGCGCGTGCAATTCGCCTCGATCAAGACAGCCGACGTGTTCGCCGTGATCGTGGTATTGGCGTCGAAGATCACGCCATCCAGAAAGACGGTGGCCGTTCCGAAGCTCAGCCAGGTCGCTGCGGGAGCGTTACCCAGCTTGGATTGCGCGGATCTGAGCAGCACGGTCTGACCGGGCACGCCAATCATCGTCACGCGACTTCCGGTGATGTCGCATTCGCCGGCGATCGCATAGGTCACCGGGCGAAAGCGCACCGGATTTCCGGACGCGATCGCGGCCAGCAATGCCGGGCCGTCATCGGTGACGCCATCACCCTTGGCGCCAAAATCTTCGATGGCGACCGCGTTGGCGGCAAGCGCATCCAAGGTCCGCGCCGTCATCGCGCCGGCGGCGGTCGCGATTAGCGCGCCGCCGGGCACGCCCGCGACGTTTCCCATCGCGCCGAGGAAATTGGCGTAGGACACGCCGACATTGTTGCCGCTTTGGCCAAGCGGAACGATATCGTTGGCGCCGGGCGGCGTTCCCGTCGCGAGGGTCGGTATCTGGAAGGGCGTCGCGGTGGCGGACAAGGTGCTCCCGGCGATCGCCAGATTGGCGCCGATGGTGATGGGCACCGGCGCGGCGTTGCCGGGCCCCACGCCGCCGAGCAGCGTGTTCTGCGGCAGGCTGAGGGCAGGCTGCACCCCCGCCAATACCTGCGCGCGCGTCGCCGCCAGCGTCTGCCCGTTCTGATAGATCGGCAGTTCATCCGTATCGGCCACCGAGCTCGCCGGCGGCAATTGTCCGATTGTCGGCATCCTTGGCCCCTCAGAACGTTGTCAAAGGCGTGCCGGTCGGGTCGGTCAGCGGCTGGCCGGCCGGAGTGGTCAGCGCGGCGGCTGGCGCGGGAATTGTCGCCAGCGTCGTCACCGGCAAAGCAACGCTGCGCGCCAGCGTCCGGCCCGCCGTGGTGCCAACGGTGATCGTCACGGTGTAGGTGGTCTGCGCCTGCCCGCCTGAGAGCCACAAGACCGCGCGGGGACCGTCGGCAGTCGCACTGGCCAGTATCAGGTCGCCGGGATTATCCGGACTGATCAACACGTCCAACGTGCTGATCGTATCGCCAGGATTGGCGGTCAATGCCGGCGAGACATCGAAAACATAGTCGAGCGTGTCGCCGGGATCCTTGGCCGGCCACTGCAACGGCAACGCTGGCGGAATTTGCGGCCCTCGGGGCGTCGCGACAAAGCCATCGATCTGCGCGTAGCGGGCGTTAGACGGCAACCAGGTATGGCTGGCGGGCGTACTCATGGGTGCGTTCCTCAATATTCAACGATCACGACGCCCGCGGCACCGGCGCCACCGGGATAACCAACGGGGCTAGATCCCGTTGCGGCACCGCCACCGCCGCCACCGCCGCCATGGCCGACGGCCGAAAGGCCTGGCTGTGGGCCACTTGCGCCACGGCCATTGCCAGGGCCGCCGCCGTCACCACCGCGACTGGCCACGACGATGCAGTCACTGCCCATCGAGCCACCGCGATTGATCTGGCCGCCGACACCGGCACCGCCGCCACCCCCGGCCATCGCAAACTGCACGGTCGTGCCGCCCTCGCCGCCGGATCCGCCGGTTGCCAGCATATAAGCGCCAAAGCTTGAGGTGCCGCCATTATTGCCATTGGCCGGCGTGGCCGGCGCGGCACCGCCCTCGCCCACCGTCACCGCAATGCTCTGCCCAGCGGTTAGCCCACCGACAATGCCGCAGGCCTGGCCGCCGGCGCCGCCCCCGGCACCGGGCAGGGTGCTGTGATAGCCGGCCGCGCCGCCGCCGCCGATCATCGAGACTTTTACCGCGCTGACACCGTTCGGCACCGTGAAATTGCCGGAGGCGTTGAATACCTGCATCGCCGCAAAGCCGGGCCGCAGGCTCGGCAGTTTGAAGTTGATGAACGGCGCTCCGGTTGCGACCACGATATTGGCGGCGGTCACCGCCACCTGGCCAAAATTCACGGTGATGACGTAAAGACCAACCCAGCCGCTATCCACAGGCGGCGTCGTCTGCGTCCCGGCGGCGGCGGCGGCCCCCGGTTTCAACTGCAACTGCACGCGTTGGATACGTTGGGTATTCTGCGCCGTTCCCGAGTTATCGGGCCCTGAATAGGGCTGAGTCGGGTTCGCGGCGTTGACATAGGGCAGCACCACCGGCTCGGTATCCGATTCCGAGAACGCCGCCTCGATCAGGTAGTTCACAGACTGACCGGACGTGACAGGCGCGGTCAGCGTGAAACTGGTCGCCTGCAGATTGATCCCGGTCTTCACGATCTGGTCCGTGGTGTCCGCGGCCAGCGAGCCATAGGCATTCGCATCAAGCGGCGCAAACTGGGTGATGCTGCCGGGCCCGACATACACCGTCATCGACGCCGGCGTGGCCGGCGTGCAGGCCAGGCCGTCCACCACCACGCTGGCGCCGAGCACGGCGCCGCTGAGCGCCGCGATTCCGACCATCGCGCTGCGATTCAGGCCCAGAATATCCGTATCCAGGGGGATACTCCCAGGATAGACGATGTTACGATCCATGACTGATCCTCAGTTCGAGATGTTCATCCAGGCGATGGTGGCGGCGGGCAGCACCGCGGCGGCAGCGGCGTAGATATCCGCATCGCTGATCGCACCAGGAAAATCGCTGACGTTTGAATAGAACATCGGCGCCTGGTTATAGCCGCCAGGGCCGGTGCTATAGCCCCCGGCATTGCTGACGGGCGTTGCATTCGGGCGATAGCCGGTGACGAACACCGCGAATGGAACATTCATGGAACCGTAGCCGCCTACGGCATGATACCCAAGCGTGCCGGTGTTGTAGCCGCCGGTATCGGCCGCGTTCAAAGGCTCGAACACCGCGGGCGCGCGGCCCGTGAGGTTCGTCAACGCCGCCACCAGCCCGGCGCGGGTTGCGCGCGGGATCAAAAGATTGGCGCGGATGCGGGCGCTGAACGCGGCATCCGCCTCACCCGCGCGGCGTGGTAGTGCGGTACCGAAATAATCCACCGAGGCGATGTCCAAAAAGACGCCGCTGGCGGTCACGATCCGCGCCTGAGCGGCGACCGTGGTCAGCAGGCTGTACAGACTGCTCCATGCGGCGGCCAGGCCGGTCAGCACCGCGTCCAAAACCGGCGTCACGTCAGCAAACCAGCGTGCCGGCAGCACCAGTTTCAGCCGGGACAGCATGTCATTCATATCGCCGGTCATGACGCTACGACACCGTCACGGTGCCGGCGATGATGGCGCCGAAAGGCGGAGGGGCCAGATCCGCCGTCCCGCCGTTCAGCAGCACGGCGGACACGTTGGTCACGGACCCGGAAGCCGCGTAGGCGAGTTGCGCTAGCCGGGTGTAATTCAAGGACGCCCCAACGCCGAGCGAGGCAATGTAAGCCTCGATCGCGGTTGCGACCGCCGCGACCGAGGTTTGATGCAAGGCGCCCGACACCGTGGTCAGGATCATCGAAACGTCGGCTGCCGTCACCACCGGGCCTTGCACCGCAAAACTTGATCCGACCGGCCGCACATTGTTCACTGTCTGATGCACAAGGCTTAGCAGGCTGGCGGGCGGGTGGCCCGAGCCGTCATCCACGGTAACGACAAAATGCCCCATCTGGACAGCGCCCGTCTGATCGACATTCTCCGTTATTTCATAGGTCAAACCTTGCTGGATTCCGGCGATCGCTGCACCGATCGCGAGCGTCGTCGCCTGCGAAAGGCTGGCCAGGTAATTGCCAAACCTGGCCCGGAAGGCGGTATCGGTTTCCGCGTCCAATCCGCCGGTAAGGGCCAGCGCGTTGGTTACCGTATCAACCCCGGCGATGGCGCTGCTGAGAACCGCGATCGCGCCAGGCTGCACATTTCCGGCGGTGCCGGCGACGCTGGCGACCACCGCGATGGTCAGGCTGGCAACACCGGCCGCCAGATTATAGCCATCCGCAACGGTACTGAAGGCGACATTGCTTGGATCTGCAACAACCAAAAAACTCTGTGAGTTATCCACTGCCGAAACGCTGGTGCCAACCGGGATGAAGGCCGCGGCACTCGGCGTAAAGCGAGAGACCGTGACGGCCCCCGTTGCGGCAACGGCTGGCAACCGGGTGAAGCCAAAGTCAGCGCCGAACGTATCACAGTCGTTGCCGGTGCTGGTGGCCAGCCGCGTGGTCGCCAGAACCTGCACAATCAGCCATTGCAGCCACAAAGCGAGCGAGGCGTTGGCCTCAAGAATCGCACGCAGGACGGAACCAACCGTCAGATCCAGCAGAGTTTGCGCGGCACCCTGCACGGCCGCCGCCATATTCTCAACCAGCGCCGCGAAATTCTGTAATGACAACTGCATTTTTCTATACCGGAAAGGAGAGCAGGTTGGTCTCGCCGGTCGCGGCGTCCGCGTAACGGACCGTCAATGTCACTGTTCCATCGCTCGCGACGGTGGCAGCGATGGATGGCGCCGGTGTCCCGGCCACCGCGGCTTCCAGCAGCATCTGCTGGCGAGCGACGCCGGCGATGGCCGCCGCGGCGCCGGGCTGGCCGACAAACTGCCCGAGTCCGGCCCCGTAAGTCAGTTGCCAGATATAGTCACCTGCATTCGTCAGCAAGCGGCGCAGGATGCGCTGTTCGGTCAGCGCCGACCCATCCACGACCGCCAAATCCCCCGTGGGAGCAAGCGACAAATCCCCGCTGAATTGCAATTCCAGATCGGCCATCACACGGTCACCGAGGGCAGACCGGTCGCACCGCCCTGCGGGTCGCTATGGGTATGCGCGTCGTGCGCGTTTCGTAACGCCGCGACTGTTCCATGGGTCCCGCTCTGATCCGAGATATCCCCTGTCACGACCAGGTTGCCGGCGATGTTCACGGTGGAAGCCTGCACGGCGATGGTCCCGTCATTATGCAATTTCAGAAAACACCCGCTTGCGTGCCGCAGCCACAGCTCTCCGGCCGGCACGTTCATCGGCTTGTCCACGGCCGACCAAACGCAGCCGATGATGACCCCCTGTTCGGCATCGCCTTCCTGCGCAACGACCAGAACCTGATCACCGGGTGTCAGCGGCGCACCCAAGCCCCAGCCAGCCCCGACCCATGCGGAGAGAATCGGCAACCAACCGCTCAACACATTTTCTGGCTGGATCAGCACTTTCGCCGCGTAGTTCGCCGGGTCGAAACTCGCGACCAGCCCGAACCGGGCGGCTCCGGAGATTCCGTCCAGCCCGCCGGCACGGGCCTTTACAGCATTCCAAAAACGGTCCATTTCGCTCCTTGGAGCCGGATGATGTTGAAACGGTATCCGTATCGGTAATTGAGATCCCGATTCAGGTTGTTCGGAGCGCCGTGGCAGTTCGACCAAATATCATCGAAATCTACACAGCGACGGCGTACGCCCGGACCGATTGGATGAACCCGGTCCGTGAATCCAGGGATCGTGTCACCGCGGTTACCGCGTAGAGCTGATCCAGCGGCGAGTCTGTTCCCGCAAGCAGGAATTGTGCCGCTGGCGATAGCACCAGGTCACCTGGCATCGTGCCGGTTAGAATCGTGATATGCTGTCCCAGCGCCGCCAGATGGTTTTCCGCCATGTCCTCGGCCTGGGCCGCCGTCAGGTTGGGGCGGACCAGTGTTGTGGACAAGCCCACCGCGGTACCGGCGCTCCGCGTGTTCACCGCCTTGTTCCGGCTGTCCCACGATACTACTCTCACCATCGTTGGAATTGTCGTTGCGATATCGCAACACAGCGTCGTGAAATTTTGCGGCGTGAGAAACGTGGGTATTCCGACCGCGGGCGGTCCGAAATTCAGTACGGTTCCCGTAACGGAGAGCGTAAAATTCTCGATTTCCGCAAGCCAAGTCAGCAGATTCCATTCGGTCGTGGCACGCGCATGAGCCCCTAAGGCGCTGCGCGCGTGATCCAGCTCGTAATACTGTCCGACCGGCGTGCCGGTACCCGTAACGTTCGGGGTCAACCCGTGCCGCCCCGCAATCGTCAACGCGATCTGACTGGAGGTCTGGTTCGCAAAAGTTTCGGAAATTTCGGTATCGATCAGTTGCGCTGCAAGGTCCCGTCCGCTCAGCGTCACGAGATTTTCGCTCAGGCAGATTCGGACATTATCGATCTGTCCCGTCAGTAGGGTGGCGAAGCCGGCGCCAGTCACGGCGACATCAATCGTGATCGTCTGCGCGGTCAATGCGGCAAAATCCGCCACCGGCGTCAAGCCAGCCCCGATCGCGAAGTCGATCCGGAACCGATCGGCGCAAAAATAGCCGAGACTTTCCACCTCCAGCGCAACCACGCCTTGGATCTGTAACCCATCCACCATTACCAAAACCTGGGGCTGGTCAATTTGCAATGCCACCCCCCGCCGCTGTGTTGACTGGCGGAATCGTTAGCGAGTTTACGCCGGTTAGCACCGGGTCGCGGAGGCTATTGGCTTGCGCGATCCGTATCCATTGCGTGGCATCGTTCAGATACTGAGCGGCCAGTGCGAACAGGTTTCCGCCGGCGACAGTGACGATCTGGACGCTCATGACAACTGCCCCACCAAATTCGTGGCGGCACGGTTGACATAGCCGCTCATGGCCGCCGCCGCCGCCAGCGCGCCAGATGTCGCGGCCAACTGGTTGACCGCCGCAATCCCGGTTGTCGCGTCGGCGGCGTTTGCCACCGCATTTGCACTGCCGTTCAGCGTCGTTCCTGCGCTGACGATGGCACCCGCAATCATACCTTGCGCTACGGCGAGACCAGAGGCCGTTGGGTTGCTCAATCCGGCAAGCGGGATGCCGGCCTGTCCAAGCAGTGCTGTCACTACCGCGAGGTCGTCGCCGATTAGATAAGACGCGGGGGTGATTTCACTTTCAGTCACTGGATCGCGAGTAACGACGCAACTGAGCGCGAAAGGAATCCACCACGGTTTTTGATAGTCAGCCGCGAACGAGGCAATGATGACGTTGTAGTAGAACTGGTCCCAGATCAGCGGCAGGACCGCGCCAGCGGCGCGCGCGACGTCTAACGTCTGGGCTCGTTGCGCCGCCTCACTACCGGCAAAAATCCCGGCAAAACTGATCGCACCATCGTCATAGCCGAGCACATTCACAACCCGGCCGCCGCCGATTAACGGCTGAACGGCGAGACGTTGCGTGCCGCCGAAAACGATTTTCTCTGGCACCTCAAAGTTCTGAAAAGCGACCGTGCCCAGGGTAAGAACCACATTCGTCATACCATCTCCCCAGCCGGATTTAGGCTACGCGCCCAGGTTATTTGTAATGAGCTTGTTGTAGCCGGTGCCGTAATCGGCAATTGCCATCAGCGTGTTGCCAATGACCATATTACCGGTGATCAGATACTGGTCTGATGCACCTGGCCAAATATAGACGCCGCAGGTCTGTGTCGGCGTCGTCTGGTCGTCCACGAAGCGGTTGCCGGTGACCGAAAAGCCGGTTGATCCCGCCGGTAGCGCCAGCGCGGCGCATTGCCAGGCATACTGGCTGCCCGGCACGGCCTGGCCGCTGTTCCTCACTGTGTTGCCGCTGAAATTCCAGCCATTGCCGGAATCGACAACCATCCCAAAATATTGCTGGTTGGAGACCACATTCGCGATCACCGAAATATCGGTTCCGTTCAGCTCCAAGCCGCCGGCGACGGGCGCGTTTCCCCGCCCAACGACATTGCTTTCCACCAGACCGTCACGTGTGACGCCACCATCGTTGTAGACAACAATCTGGCCACCGCCTTCGCCGGTGAAGCAATGGCAGTTGGACACGTTGTTGCCGGTGACCCGGAAGCCGATCCCGCTGATGCCGATTCCGTCAATGCCGGTGCCGCTGACCGTGTTGTCCGCGACCACAATGCCGGTGTTGTCGGCGCACGCCCAAATACCGTAACCCTGCTGTAGAACCGGCGCGGTTCCCAAGCCTGTGACGTTGCAGCCGCGGACCTCGCAATGGTCACCCGCGACGGCGATGCCGATGTGGAGCGTCGCCACCACCTGCACTGTATCGATCACACTGTTCGTACCGGATATTTCCACCTCTGCGAAAATACTGGCGATGTTTAGCCCGTTGCCGTTAATGGTCAGCCCGTGGACATAGCTTCCGGGACCGGCGAGGTTGACCAAAACACCGGTGAAATTCGTCCGAATCAGGATTGCATTCGCGCTTTCGCCGATCAAGGACAGGGGCGCGTTGGAAGCCAGCGGGCCGGATATTACGTAGTGACCATCAGGCACGTAGACCACCCCCACATTTGCTCCCGCGGCGGCGAATGCGGCCGTGAAGGCCGCGGTATCATCGGTCAGGCCATTGCCAAACGCCCCATAGGCCCTAACGTTGTAGACTTGGCCGAGAACGAGTCCTGGCGTCATCATAAATGCCTCCGGTCCCGCGCTTCATTCGGCGGGATCAACGTCATTTTCATCATCGGCTTGGCGATCAGGGCGCGCGGCTAGGCGGGCAGTTTTTGTCCCGCCCAGGCCGGCGTCAGCCGCGTATCAAATCCGGTGGCGCCGGATGGTGGCAGCCGCCCCTGCTGGTCCAACAGTTCCGCCAGCGCCCGGCCGAGTTGCCGTTGGTCGACCGTGCCATACGCTGCAACCTTCGGCTTTGTGGACGCTTGGCTGACTATGGAATTGGCATCAGCCACACGTGGTGCAACTTGACCCGCGGGATTGGTCCCGAGCCTCAAGGCGAGGCCGGGTGGCGCAAAACTCGGCAACGCCGCTTTGTCTGCACGTGCCGAATGGATGGCGTCCCCCGGCGGGCGAGCGAAAGCCAGCGAGTCTGCTGGCTGCCCCCTTGAAGCCCTTTTCCAACCGGACCCGGCGACGGTCCGCAGCGGAGCTCGCTGATCGAATGATTTCCACGTCGGTCGCAAGCTTGACGCAGACACGAAGCGCCGCAGCGGCAACGTCCCGGCGCGCAAGGCAGCGAGTCTTCCCCTGGATAAAGCGCTCGTCTTCGCGATCCGCCGATCATCCGGCCGCCCGGTAGCTCTTACCTCCAGGACCTTGCGGGTTATAGCCATGGCACGATTTAAACGCCGCGCCGCCAGGCGGACTTCCCGCATAAGGGATGCAAAAATTTGGCCGGAGCTTGCTCCCCCGACGCGATGTGCCGGGCGCTCCGCCGCGCCAACACCACCGGATCGCAGCGCGGCTTGCAAGCTTTTTTTGGCGCCTGGCTGGTGCCGGACCGGTGCCAACGGGGCCGTCTGCCGGGTTTTGCCGCCGCCGGATTGTTCACGCTTGATTGCTTTCTGCTCCGCATCCCGCCGCGCCTCGAACCGCGCCGCAGCCGTTATACCCGGCGCGGTCAGCACCGCCGGCGTGTCCGGCGTATCGACAAGGGATCCGGAATGGTCGAACGTGAAGCCGTGACCAGCAAAACCTGCCGCATATTCGGAGACATGGACGTCATATCCATCTTCCCGATCAATCGCACCGTTTGACGACAGAAATTCCTCGACCGCCGGATATCCGCGCAAATGCGCCGCAGCCAGTAAACCGGATTGCGTGACATAAACCGGAATGCCTGTGACCTTGCTGGTGATCAGCTTACCGATATGGGCTTTATAGTTGCGGAGATAATGATCGTTGGCCTCGGCATTCCGCTGGAACGCAATATCCTGCGCCTTCTGACTGGCGAGAAAAGCATCCATTGAATTTATACCGAGGGATCTTGCGAATGGCGTCCATGTCGGACTCGTGAGATCAGTGCTCTTTTCTATGAAACCGGCATCCGCCAGAGCAACATAGCTCATTTGATAAGCACCAAAAAAGCGATTTATCCCTTTTCCTGCTTGAACGTCCAATGGATGGCTGGTGTAATCGTCGCCGGGTTCACTCGCGCGAACCGCAGCGGCAAAGGCTGCAAAATGCTGGCTCGGAAATGGCGTATTGCTCATCAAAATCCTGTCACTGCGTGATCAAAACCCAGTCCTTTTCGAACCAGATCCATTCATTATATATGCTATTCCACTGACACCAGAACAATCCCGAAACACCCTCATTAGAATTGTTCGAGAAAGATAGACGCTAAAAATATCGGTATCATCTTCATTCTGCGGCAGATCGATTCTGGCCATTATATAGTGGTTATGGTTCCGTTCGGGTTTTTACGATCTACCCAACGAGCAATTTCAGCTTTGTAGAAGCGCCCCGATTCAATTCGTTGGATTTTTGGATCAGGCCCTCTTGTATGCCAAACCTGTCCCTCTAATACATCGAGTTCTGATATCGATGTCTGCAAACAACTATTGAACGCAAAATCATCTGCCGATGCCTGAGCGGTCCCGGCACCGCCATGAACCGCGATCGCGGCAAGCGTTAACCGCGCTACGATCCTCCTCCATACGCCGAAACCCATGTTGCAAACTCCCGGACACCCAAGATAGCGTCGGAGGGTTAACAGAATACAACCCTTGCGTGTGATTGGCAATGGATTTCAAACCTCTTGCCAGCTCAACCGCCGCCAATCGAATTTGAGCCCGTCCAACGTTCCAAGAATCACGATATAGGCTGCGCGGTCTACGTCATCCAGACCAAATACAACATCATAGGGCACCCCGCACCGGACCAGATACAGGCAATCCACGAGTGCCGGGTGCCGTGTCAGTTTCCCGCGTCTGCCACCACCTGCTCAAACGCCGGCCGGTCATCGGCCGCCGCGACCGCCGCGATGCCATCGTCGCCCAACCTTTCGACCAGCGACTCAACGCCGGCCTCATTCACCGGAAACGGCAGCGGCACGTCATCAATCATAGAAACCGATGCGGCAAGCTCGGCCAGATCAACATAGGCCGCATTGCCGGACAATACGGCGCCCAACGCCTTATACAGGCGCAGCGTTTCGAGCACGCCGATCTTGCGCAGTGCCAACCGCCGGCCGGCTCGGTCCGTAATGACCCTCGACATTAAATGCTGGCCCGGCTGGACGCATAAAATTCCAACCGCTGCGCCACCGGCGCATCCCCGCGATACACGCCCGCGGAGGTGAGTTTGAACACCACGCCGCTGAACTGATAGGTCGAGGTCGAGCCATCCGGTTCATTCACGTACTGGTACAGCGTTCCCGCCGGGATTGACTGCCCGGCCAGATAGGCCTGCTCGATCGCCGCAATAAAATCATCAGCCATCGGCGAGCCGCGATCCAGGGTAAAATTGCCCGACCACCCTTTCGGCAGCTCCGCCCCCAGTTGCACACCGTCCAGCCGGTCGACGCGGATTGCCATTGTCACCTGGTTCGCCTCAAACCCGGTGACATGGGCAAGGTCGACCCGCCCGAACGGCCCCATCACGACAAGTTGGCAGTCGCTGCCGATGGAAAACGTATTGTAAGGCATTTCGGTTATCCTCCGCTAACTGCTCGCCGCGACGGACTGCACGCTGACCTGTACGGTCTGGCCGCCCTGAACGTTGACGATGAATTTCTCGTTGATCGCCTGGTACTGCACCTGCACGTCAGCCTGCACATAGCCCAGGCTGGTGCGCGAAACCGGATTGTTGGTGATGTCACAGACCACCGCGAAGGGCAGCGACCCATCCGTACTGCCGAGCAGCCCTTGCCCCAGCAACCCATTCAAAAACGCCAACAGCGTGGCGCGGATGTTCTGGAACAACGTCGCATTGACCAATTGGCCGACATAAATTCCCATTCCGCTGGAGAGGGTCGCGGCGATGTAGTTGGTCAGCCTGGTATAGTTATCACCGTTAATTGCAGCGTTGGACGAGGTATTGAAGCCGCCGCGCACACCCCAATAGGCGCCGCCCGGCTGCGGGTTTGCGATCACATCGATGCCGGCGGAGAGCAGCGCGGACAGATCCGCGGTCGCGTAAGTGGTGGCAGTGCCGACACCGGGTTGGCCGGATTTCTGGCTTCCGATCACGCCATAGAGCGGTTTGTTCAGAGATGACTGCTCGGGCGACAGATTCGCCAGCCGGCCTGCCACGAACCCCTGCGGTGAGACCAGCCGCGTCAAAGCATTTGCCTGATCGTACCAGTAAATCCAGTCGCCGAACATCAGTTTCGCGGCGTAGCTGTCGATGCCGGCGCCGGCTTTGGTTGCGACTGCATTGGTGATATTGTCACCTGCCGGCCCGGTGCAGATCATGTAGACGCTCTCGGAAAGGCCGAACGCCACCTGCGCGCTCCAATGGCTGGCGTCATCCGCGTCAGCCAGCAGCGCCATCGCGCAACCCTGACCACGCAGCGCGTACATCCCCTGCCGCGGCAAACTGTCTGACCCCACAAGCGCCGCCGCGTTCAGCCCGGCGGCACCGTCACTGCCGGGCGTGCCGGCGCTGAATGGAAACACCCCCACCACCGGGTTCGCGGTGGTGGACAGGTTGGTGGCGGCAACCAGTTGGGAGGGCCCGCGCAGGACCCCATTACCGGAGTTCACGGCATTGGCAAGATTCGCCCAGAATACCGCGCCGCTGCCGAGAATGTTATCGAAAACTTCGGGATTGATGCCTGGCAGCGCGATCGTGACGCGCCACGAATTCGCCGCCGATCCGGCGGAAAATGTCAGTGTCAATTGATTGCCAAGCGTTCCGGTATGCAGCGCCGTGAATGTGATCGCGCCAAACACCGAGAGCGCGGCTGCGGTGTCCGTGCCGTCGGTTACCCGGACGCAGCGAAAATTCGCCGCCCCCTGTTGGACCGCGGTCGCCACCTGCGTCCCCATATCGTATTTGCGCGGCATCACCGGCCCGAAGGCCGCGGCATAGTCTCCCATGCTGCCGCAGATTGTCGGTTCTCCAACTGGCCCCCACGTCGCGGAGCCGACCACGCCGAGCGTGTCGGTCGGCACGCCGTTCAGCAATAGCGTCTGGGGCGAAACAATCTGTACGTATAGATCCGGCACAATCAGCGCCGTGGTGTTAATACTACCCTGGGCGAAAACCGGCATGGCTCAGTCTCCCTTTGCGCTGACGCGGACAACGAAGCTCGCTTCCGGTCCTGCCAAAACCCTGGCGACCACGGCGCTTTCGGTAATCACGTCGCCGCGTTTGAACGCGCTGAAGGGCCGCAGCACAACCAGATGGAATGTCATTGGTTTTCCTTTAACCTTGAAGAGTTTCAACAAACGCCGCATCGGCGTGCAGGCTGGCGGACCCGAACAGCATGGCAGGCGTCATCTGTGCTAACGTCGTTGGGTATTCTGCGCTGTAGGTAATGTCACGCCGGTACAGCGTTGCGTCTGCGGCGCTGTCCAGAACTTCGCCTCCGGCAAAAATCAGCCGCGCGAATGAGCCATCAGCCAAGGCCAGGAATTTTTCCGCCGCCAACGCCTGGTCTACCACTGGCGCCACGGCGTCGCGCGACACCGGGTCGGGGCACCACATCGCAATCTTGAAATCCTGAACTTGGCGTTTGATCTCTTGCAGCGCACCAGCGCCGTAAACCACCCGCGCCGTAAATAGCTCCGCTCCGGGTACGCTAATCGTGACACCGCTATAATTCACAATCCAGCCTGCCGTCCGCAGCAATGTCGCCAAATTGCTGGCAACCGTGGGCGGCGTGTCATTCGCCTGCACGGCGTAGGGAAACAGCGCGCCGTTCACCACGACACCAGCCAGTTGGCCCACCGCGCAACTGCCCGCAAAACACGCCGAATCGGAACTTAATGTCACCGTCAACGTGGGCGACACCGGCGCTACCGTTCGCCAAACGCGTGGATACCGAGTGACGTTCTTCACGTTGCTGCCGCCTACGATCGAAACATGAACAACGCCTGCCGCCAAGTCCGAATCCAGCGCTGGCGCGGTCGGATAGCCTCGATAGACGCGACAAACATTTGGCACCGCGCCGGGCGCTGCGGTCCCGTTCGGGTACAGCGCGTTCGCGATCAACGACGCTATTGCCGTCTCCACATCCGCCTGGTCGGCCATCAGCTCACGGCCTGCACTGCGGACAATCGCCAAACGCCATTCAATCGTTCCACCGCGGTCGTTACGAACCGCTCGCCGCAGTCATTGCTCAAAATATCAGCCACATGCGGCTGCACGCTATCGATCGCCGGCAACAACGCCGTGAAGCCGGGGACTTTTGTGTCGTCTGGCAGCCCGGCTCTGGTCCTGTCATCAATCCCGCCAACCAGAAGACTTGCCGGAAAACAGCTGAGCAAGACCGTCTCGCTCGCAGGCAGCACCGCGCCATACGGGTTCAGCCCCGCCAGAACCGGCGGTGCCGGCCTTGCCAGGCTGACCACGGAATTGGTCATCACCACTAACATCGGCTTTGGCGGTTCAATAGCAGCGACAAAAACCACACCCTCAGGACCTGAAAGATAGTCGCCGACCTGCAAGTAGCTCCAATCCGCCCAGGCCTGCCGAAACGGCACACCAAAGCCGGCAGGTGCGCCCACGCTGCCTCCCGGCAGAACATAGCCGACACACAAGCGCAGGAAGCGGTTGGCAAGGTCGATCGGCGGCACTGGCCCGTTTGGCCGGTAGGCGTCATGAAGAAACCCGACGCGCCGCGCCGCGCAACCGGCGCCATAGGCCAACCGGTCCGCCAGTTTCAAACCATCCATAACACTATACCACCAGCGTTATGCCGGTATCCGCCAAGGCCGGACCGGGCGGAATACCCATGAATCCGCACAACCGGCGGCGCCAGCTATCAAACAAATTCATCCGATCCCGTGTCTCATTCGGGTTGTGCGTCCAAGCTGCCGCACTTTCGGTGTCCAAATTACCGGAAGCGGGAGGAATCGCCGCCTCCAGCATATTCAGCGTGATCAAATACTGCAGCGTCACCGCGATCTCGGCCGGCGACAGGTTGTTCATGCGATATTCCAGCGTGCCGTAGGCCTGGAAAAACCGCCATGACTCAAAACCCGTGGCGCCGGCGCCATACGCAGGATAGCCGCAGAAGCGCCGCACATCGGTCTTCTGCGCATCGGTGAAAGCGGTTGGCACCGTGCCGGACATAGCTAGTAGGTGTCCCCGTCACCGAGCGTGAAATAAACCGTTCCGGTTCCAGCCGCGAGAACTGCCGCCGCGTATTTGACGAAAGGTCCACCATCAACCAGCATGCGGGCCCCCGCCGGTACAGGGGTATCTGACAGCAAAGCCGTCAATCCCGCACCGGCGCCAAGGCGAAAAAACGCAGTCGCGCTGGACGCATTATAGACCAGCACCGCGTGACCACCGCCGGCCAACGGCACGCTACCGGACGTCGCCGACGCTGCGACGCTGGCTGTGCCCGCAGGGCGGAACGGCTGGATTGAACCCGTTGACATGTCTCGCCCCCTTACCCGATATGCTCGAGCATCACCGCGCGCTTGTAGTTCGCATTGGTGGCGGTCGGCACCGTCGTCGGCGTCGTGGTGGTATCAGAGGGTGCGCAAAACCCACCGATCCAGTACCAGCTTTGCGCGATGATCTGTTGCAGCCGGTCGATCGGTTCGCGTGTCACCATCGCGACATTGTCGATCACGTTGACCAGGCTGTCCTTGGGCGCCACGTCGTCCGCCGCCATGCCGGCAAAATCGCCCTCAATCAGCGCGCCTTGTCCGCAGACGATTGGCCGCCGGACGTAGAGTCCGGCAATGCTCGGTGACGATTGAACATAGGCTTCGGTTGTCGTGATGAAGCGCAGACCAAGAAAGTCGCTGACCATTCCCTGCCGGAACACCGGATTGCTGGACGTGGCTCCGGTGAAAAGCTGTTTGAAGTCCGGATCAGCGAACAGTTGCCGGGCAGAAACCGGATCGAGATAGCAATTATACACGCCGTCCACCAGAGGCACCGCATTGCGGCGAAGCAGAGCCACCGCATCCAGCAGATTACCCATCGTCAGCGTATCTGTCGCCTGTAGCGCTGCGGTCGTCGCGCGGTTCGCGGGCCGCACAATTGCACTCGCCGTCGCCGCCTGCACCGCGCTTCCGGCGGTACCGTCGACCACCGTCACGTTGCTGGCAAACACCAATTGTCCAGAAATCCCGCCAGGGGCCGTCGATAAATTATTGGCATCCGGTGTTACCCCGACAAGACTATACGCGTCGGATCCCACCGTCACGGTCATCGGGTACGTGGACGAGACCGCCTGCTGAACACCGTTGACGAAGACGCTTTGGAAACCCCGAACATCATCCACCTCCAGGCTCGGCCCGGCGCCGCTCAAAGTTGTGAGCACCCGCGTGTTGCCGCCGAAATAGGGCGCAAATAACGCATTGCGCGCCAATTCATCCAGGCTGCGCGCTGCTTGCTCACCATTGGTCGCCGCATTTTGCAAAAACTGACTGGCGATGCCAACACGGCTCGTCACCATGTTGAGGTCCTGAGTCGCCGCGTAAAAGTTGAGGGATATCGTGTATTGTTCGACACCCCAGTTCGTCGATGTCAATCCATTGTCAAGGTTCGTATTGGTGGCGGCCGGCAGCGGCACCGTCACGCTCGGCTTCAATCCGGCCCTCGTCTTCGTCAACGTTTCACCGATGCCAACGGCAAATTCCTCGCGATCAGCGATCAGCCGATAGCCCAGCCGCGATTTCAGCGCCGTTTCGAACTCGCGCTCCAGAAAACCCTGTTGAATAATCGGCTGCAGAGCGGCCGGAAAATTTTGTATACCCATCGTCAGATTCTCCAATATTTAGTGGTAGAGCGGAATCGCCAGCGCATTCCACCGTCTTGACTGGACCTAGCGCCGTCGCAGCAACGCCGCCTTGGCCGCCAGCCATTCCTCGTGACTCAGCTCATTCGCGTGCCGCATGCGAGGCGGGTCCGGCCGTGGCGGATTTGCGGCCGCCGAGGAAGACGCTGGGCTACCGAATAGCCACGGCTTTTGCCGCTTCAATTTTGTGAAAATGCCGGATGCATCGGCGACCTCGCCGGTGCCGTTCAACCTGATCTCGGCGAGATCCAAAAGCTTCAATCCATCCAGGTCCACCATGCCGGCGCGGATCGCTTCAGCCTTCAGTTCGGCACGGATCAGTCGAGCCTCGGTTTCCGCTTGCACCCGCGTCAACGCGGCTTCCGCCGTCTCCGCGCGAATTTGCCAATTCTCTGGCGGCTCATTTGATTCGTCTGTCATGGCGTGTCCTGGTCGATGGCGTTCAGCTCAGCCTGTACATCCGCAATTCCGTTCGTCGCAGCCAGCGCTTTAACGCCACTTTCCTGGGAGAGTTGGCCCGCTCCAGTCAGGGTTGCGATCGCCTGCGCTTCCTTCAACCGGTCATCCGCTGATAGCGGGTACCAACGCGGCCAACGCAATGTCAGACGCTGGGTCAGATCCAGGAGCGGCAACGTCTCACCCATTACCACCAACGGAAAAACCTGGGACGCGCGAATGACCATCTTCAAGAGTGCCAAAACGCCCCCATTTCCGTAAGAAATTCGTAAATTATCGGCAAGCCAGATCAATCCCTGGTTCATGAGCTCGAGCGCCCGCCCGGATTGCGCTGCGGTCAAACGGTCGGCGCTGGCCCGATTGCCGTGAACCGCCTCCAGCGCAAACTCACGCAATGTCCGCACGTAAGAGATCACCGCTTCGCTGGCCGTTCCGCCGATCTCAAGGAGCTTGGCATCACCCTTCTCCGACACCACCAATGCGTTGCCAGCACCTTTTACGATCTCGGAATCACTGGTGGCGGGCTCCTTAATCAACAGCGTCGGGTCCGAGCTGTACTTCAAGCCCCGCCCAGCTTGGCTCAACTGGTAGTCAATCTCGATGCCAGTCTCGATTGCAGCGCGAAATGTACAGGCGCCATCTACGGTATCGCCACCCGGGAGATTGCGTATCCACACCAGAGGGACGAATCCCAGACCGTGGACGACGCTGCGTTTTGAGTCCTTCACAGGTTCAGATGACGGCTCATCGACAGCCCATGGCAGATACCAGCTTTCCGCATTGGCATCCCAAACACGCCGAAACCAATAAATCTTACCTACATCGACATTTTCATAACCCTGAGCAACCAGGTCCGCCCCACTCACCTTGTAGGTTTCGGTCACGCGGCTCAGCGTATCCGGCGCCAAAACGTCCCATTCGGGGGTTAAATACAAGCTCTCCAGAACGCAGAAAAAAACCCGGCCGCGCAGAACGCGCATGAGCACCGCAACCGAACCCACCGAGCCTCGGATCGCCGCATCGATCATCACCTCATTCAAACGAGTCTCATGGATGATATCTGCCAGCGCTGCCATCATCTCCGGATCGGCACATTCGACACTTGGGAAATGCGCCGCACTGAATAGAAGTGCGACCGAATCCTCAACCACAACACGGCATAACCCGTAGCGCACCGACGGTCGTCGCATCCGCAGCGGCACGTATTCGCCGGCGCTGTTACGCTCTTCATGAAACTGGTATGGCAGCCCATCATAGATGGTGCCCTCCAGAACCCGGCGCAATAGATCCAGCCGCCTCGTCCGGGCCGGCATCGTACCATCGGCGGGTACCGTATCGCATATCGTCTCGAACATTCCGCCTCGCAGAGCTATAGCTTCAGCGTCCTATAAGGGGAATGCTGAATCGCCGGGTCATCGCAGCGTTGGTTGTCACTAGCGTATTTACGGCGCGTGACAGGGCATCAACTTGATCGTCTTTGGAAGACTCTGGGAACGCAGATAGTTCAGCCAGGAAATTTTCATTCCATGGCGCCGCCAGGAGCATGATATTTCCACTATCCATCCGCGTCGCGGCCGGCATCGCGCGCGTGATCTTGCCACCCGTCTCCGGGGAAGTCGCAACCTTAAAACCGTCGAGCTTGATGGACAACATGGCGATTTGTGCCTTCCCGGCTTGGCCAGGATCCTGCGCCAGCGCAATTATCGTACCGGTCCCGTCTACTCTCGCGGTTGCCAAGATTTTCGCCTCGACCTCGGCCGGCGACGCCCGAAATCTGATGATATCCAGCACGAACATCACAGAATCGTCGGTGACGCCAAGCTTCAACCCTACCGTATAATCGGGGTTGTTCCCTGTCGCCGCTGCCGTCGCGGCCAGATCCCAGGCCCTGATCGTCCGAGCCAAAGCCGGAATCTCGGCGACAATTTTCACTTTGTTAGTATTGAATAATGTGGAATCTGTCGGCCGCGGATCCTGCTGATACATGGCAGTGAAGGCTCGTTCGCCCACCTCTTGGCGCCGCCTGAAAATTGCGTCTTCATCCTGCAACTCCGGCCAAAGCGCTTCGCCGAGCGTGCGTCCCAACGGATCGTCCGCCATGGCCAAAGCTGGTAATGTCAGGCAGCGCCAGGCGGCCTCAGACCGCATCAGGCGTCCCGAAAGATCGTCTTGATGCCAACGCGTCATGATCAGGACGATTGAGCCGTTGGGTTTCAAACGCGCGGAAAGTTCCGCTCGATACCAATCGTATAGAGCGTCCCTTGAAACCTGACTCTCCGCCTCGGCCCATGATTTGATCGGATCATCGATCAATATCAGATCGGCGCGGCGACCGGTGATCGGGCCACGAACGCCAGAGGCGAAATATTCGCCACCATCACGCAACGAAAACTGCGCGGATGCGCGGCTCTCTTTCGCAATGCTCAGGCCAAGAAGGTCTCCATGCTCGACTACCGTATTGCGAACATAACGGCCAAAGTAGTTGGCCAGCGATGCGGTATGCGCCGTTGCAATAATCTGTCGGCCCGGATGCCGGCTAAAAAAATATGCTGGAAAGAGGACCGATCCGTAGGTTGATTTTGCCGATCCCGGAGGCATGTGAACCATCAAGCGGTCGCATCTGCCGCCGGCCACATCCTCCAGATGCGTTATGAGAAGCCGATGGTGCCTCGCCGGCTGCCTCGCGCTCTCACCCAGAACCTGGATCGCAAAATCCAGAAACCCGGCATCGCCAGCCATGAAGTAGAATGGGGTCCCGAATGATCGCGTAAAGAACCAGTATGTCAAGTTCTATATGTCAAAGCGGGGCATGTGGGCAAGAAAAATAATGTGATGTTAGAAATTTTAGTGAGATCAGAACCCATAAGCCGCGCCGAACGTCGAACTCACCTGTAGAGTCGAGCTAAACGGCTCGTACGCACACCAAAACCCGGCTTTGATCCAGTATAGTCGTCGTGTGTAACGCCCAAGCCGGCGAAGGCCCACCAAGATTGCTCCAACCGATAATCGGCGTCCAGACCACACCATTCCTCCGCGCTGGTTCCAAAATTCCCGGTAAAATTTTCGGATGGCGCGGAAATGGGTGCGCCGATCACCGCCATCCCTTAGGCCGACGCGCTAACCACCAGCATCGGACCAGCGGTGACATCGAATTTTAGCCCTGTGCCAACCAGACCGCCGTGGTAGAACGCGCCCAGATTATTATGTCCGCCTACCTCAGGGCGCCAATTCTGATAGCCACCCATCAGATATGGGATGACTTCCTCACCCCCCGCAATCGGCCGGCCCAGGCAAAGGCGGGCAATTGCAGTATTATAATAGTCATTCGGGGAAACGCTGGAACGATTATGGGGCGATGCCGGCAGCCCCACGATAAGGCTGAAAGCCAGCCGAAAAATCATAGCCAGCGTCGGTGCATAAAATCCGGCAGCCCAATTCCACCAAAAACCGATGGCGTCGCGGTACTGGCGCTTACCTCGGCGCCAACCAGTCGCTGCCCGCAGGGCCCATATCTTAAACTAGCGTTTACTTAGAGCTGCCGAAATCAGTTTAAGACCATGACGGTGCCAGCGCTGAACCGATTTGTGGTCGGCGCCGAGCAGCGTGGCCAACCGGCGCCAGGGAAACAAATGCCGCCCGGTTAGTGGATGGACCAAGGCCCGCGCGCCCAAAATGCGGCGCAATAAGTAAGACTGTTCCGGGATCAAACCCAGCCATTCGAACGCTTCATCCATCGCCGAAATTGCCGCGGCGGTAGGGGCGGGCGGCCGCATGACGGACACGTCCCACCCGTAAGCCTCCAGCGCCGTGTGTACGATGTCAAATCGCATCTGCCGCATTGAGGTTGAATAACCGTGCGCCGGAAGCGCCAAAAGCGTTGCTCCCGCCTCCTCCAGCCGCGCCAGAACCTGGTCCTCAGAAAGCGCTGATGCAGCGTCCCCGGCAAGAGCCGGCTTCGGACGCGCCTTGATGCCGGAACTCAGAGTTTGTCCTGCCGGAATGACGCGGATGATCGCATTCATGGCTCGCCCAGTCCAGGAAAATCGGCGTCCGTTAATAAGCCCCAGGTCAACGTGTGGCCAGCTGGCAGTGGGGGCCGGTTCGGATCGTCGGATACTTGCGGCCCTGGCGCCGTGACACGGGTGCGAATCGGTGCCGCGGCCCTTAGCCGGCGGCCCCGCTCAATCACCGTATTTCGCGACAACCCAAGCGTGCGGCCGATCTCGGCCCAACAGCAGCCGTTCCTTCGCATCTCTCGAATTGTAACGTCCGCGGCCTCGGTCCATTTTAAGGCTTGGGGCATTTCGGTCACTCCCGGTGAACACAAATGTTAGTATAAATAACATTTTATGTCAACAAATACTAACGTGGTGCCGGGCTCCACTTTGTGTTAAAATGAAATCATGTCAGCAAAGAAACAACCCCCCACTGAATCGGTCGGTGCCCGTATCCGGGCCCTCCGCCTGGCCGCCAATCTCACTCAGGACGAATTTGCGGCGAAACTTAACGTTTCGCGCTCGGCAATTGCGCAGTGGGAAACCGACCGTGCCGGTCAAGTCCGCGATAACATGGAACGTATCGCCAAGGTCCTTAATACCTCCCTTGGCTATCTGGTTTCGGGAGAGGCAGGGTCCCTGCTCGGGGATGAACTCGCGCTCATGCGCCTGTATCGGGCTTGCTCGGCCGAAGACCGGCGTATTCTGCTGCTCACAGCCCGGCGCCTGGCGCGCAGTTAG